GTTTGACTGTTATTGAACTTGCCATCATGAATACCGATCATGGAAGGCGGCACACCGAACAATCCACAGATACGGCGCATGGTCATCAGCTTCAAAGCATGACAAGACAAAAGGAACTCACCCTATGGCAAAAAAACCTCGTCACATTCTTGGCTACTTAAACGACCCGTCCACATGGGACAGGGCTGCGTTTGAGACTGCCATTCGCGCAGAAGTCGAAGCATCGACAGGAACGCTTACGGCATCTGACGAACTATTAGTTGGATCGTTGGTCATTACTGTTGACAGTATGCTGACAGCCGAAATCAACATTCGTGAGCAAGGCCACACATTCACGTACAACTCAGGGGATGCGACAAGCCCTTGGTACAAGATCCGCACCGAGATGGCTGACAAGGCTATTAAGATGCTTGCAGAGCTTGGCCTTGTTGCCCGTGGTCGTCCGAAGTTGAAAGCCAAAGTGAGTGATGTAGATGAGCTATTCGCCACTGCTTAACCCGGCTTTTGAGTATGCGGTAGCGGTAACTAGGGGTGACATTCAGGCTTGTGAGGATGTCAAACTAGCTTGCCAAAGGTTCTTGGACATGGTGGAGCGCAAGGATGCGCCTTATGAGTTTGTCCCTGCCAAAGCCGAACACATCCTGAAGTTTGTCCGTTTCTGCCGCCATGTCAAAGGGCCAGATGCTGGTAAATCGATTGACCTACAGCCTTTTCAGGTTATGTACTTGGCGGCTATTTACGGGTTCCGGGACAGGCGTGACCATACCTATAGGTATGTCACTGACGTTATCTTGTTCGTGCCTCGCAAGTCTGGCAAGACAACCATTGCGTCCATCATTGCGCTGTATGAGTTGCAGTTTGGTGATGCTGGTGCTGAAGTGTTTACGCTGGCTACTAACAGGGATCAGGCAAGCATTTGCTTTGATTCGTCTAAGGCTATTGTTGAGAACATGAAGCCCGAGTTGGGGGCTAAGTTCATTGCTTACCGTAGTGAACTTAAGAAGGCTGGCGACTCGACCTCTACTTACAGGGCGCTGTCTCGGGAGAACCGAAAGACAGGTGACGGTAAGAACCCGTCTTGCGCCATGATTGACGAAGCTGCTCAGATTACTGAGAGACAGTCAATTGAGGTCTTGCATTCGGGTATGGGCGCTCGGAAGAACCCGCTGCGTATGTATCTGACTACTGCCAGCTTCACAAAGGAAACCAAGTTCTTTGAAGACCTTTCTCACTTTCGTACTGTCTTGCGTGGTGCTGCTGCTGATAGCTTCCGCTGGTTTGGTCTACTCTATAGCATTGATCCCGGAGATAACTGGGCTGATCCTGCTGTATGGGGTAAAGCGAACCCGATGCTTGGGGTATCTGTCACGACTCAGCACATTCAGCAGATGGCTGAAGAAGCGTCAGCAAAGCCAGCAAGCCTGAACGAGTTCTTGTGCAAGCAGCTAAACATTTATGTCTCGGCTAACTCTGCTTGGGTGGACCGTAGATATTGGGATGAGTCAATTACACCTTTCCCTGTTGACAAGCCTGAATCAACATTTGTTGCGTTTGACTTAGCACACACGCGAGATTTGAACGCTGTATGTACTTTGCACAGGTACAGTGAAGAAAACTTCTATGCCAAGTTCCAATTCTTTCTACCAGAAGAATCCATTGAGCTAATTCCGAACCATTACAAGAGCATTTTCTCTCAGGCTCACTCAACTGGCATATTGAGGCTCACGCCGGGTAATGTCACTGACTTGAACGAGATTCAGGAATACATCAAGCAGGAATGCGAGAAGCACAACGTCAAAGAGATTGCTTACGATCCTTACAACGCTGCTGCTTTGGTTGCTAACTTGTACGCTGATGGCTTGCCAGTAAAGAAGGTTGGTCAGGGTATGGCTATGCTGTCAAACCCGTCTAAGACTACAGAACAACTGATTCTCAAGAAAGCAATCCACCATGACGGCAACCCGTTTGTTGGTTGGCAGCTTGGAAACTGCGAGGTTTACACCGATGTAAACGGGAACGTGAAGGTCAGGAAGAACGAAGCAGACCCTTCAGCCAAAGTTGACGGCATTATTGCGATGATTATGGCTTTGCACTGCCACCTTGATAACGTATTTGTCAGTGATTCATTTGGCTTTAGGTCACTGGAGTGGTAAAGTATGCGGAATTGAGGGGAAATCATGGCAATTTTTGACATTTTCAAGCGCAAAAACACACAGTCTGAGAGCAATACATTGTTCGGTCAGACGGCCTTGGGCAACAACATTGTTTATCAGGGCAGCGATAAACGTGCTGGTGTTAACACCCAAATCCTCTATGTAACCACTGCTAGCACCACCACGGCTGGTCGCCCCGTGGATATGTCTGTGTTGACCAGAAACAGCACAATCATGTCGTGCGTAGGGGTTAAAGCACGGGCTTTGGCGCAGTTGCCAATCAAGATCTGTTGCGAAACAGCGGACGGTAAATCTGTTGATGCTATTCGTGGTGAAGGTGTTGGTGCGCGAGATAAGGCCAAAGCCAAGCAAGTCGCCAAGCTGCTTGGCAATCCCAACAACTTTCAGAGCAAGTACGAGTTCTGGTATCAGTGGCTGATGTGGTACGAACTGTCTGGTGAAGCCTTTACCTTGTGGTGGAGAAAAGATCAAAATAGTTCCACCGAGACTCCATTGGAAATGTATGTGCTGGATTCAACGCTGATTGCGGTAAATATCACGCCTACACGTTATCCGACCTTCCGTTTGTCTACGCCTAGCTATGGTTTTAACAAAGACCATGAATTTCAATATTTTCAAGTCATGCACGGCAAGGAAATGGCATGGCAAGGTTCGGCTGGTTTTAACAAGGCGATTTTGGCGACTGAACTGGTGGGCTTGGACCAAGACATTGACCTCTATGCCAACTTTGTTATGCAGAACGGTGCAAAGCCTTCAGGCATGTTTGTCACTGACCAAGTTATTCCTGATGGCAAGTACAAAGAAATTGCAGCCCGTCTGAAAGAGGCGTGGAATAACATGACAGGCAGCAAAACCTCAGATCCAAGCAAGCCGGGTCAGGGTATGTTGCTTGACCAAGGCATGAAATATCAGAAGTTGGAGATGCTGACGCTGCAAGACACTGATGCTGCTGCTTTGAAGCTGATGACCATGCGCCGTATCTGTGGATTGTTCGGTGTGCCGCCTTCCATGATCGGTATTCATGATGGCAAGTTCAATAACAGTCAAACTGCTTTGGACGAGTTTTACAAAACCACCATGTATCCCACAATCGTCAATATTCAGCAGAAGTTGACGCAGCATTTGCTGGATGGTTACCCTTCTTTGTCCGTGGAGTTTGACACCAAGGATTTCTTGAAGGGCGCTCCTTTGGATCAGATGAACTTTGCTACTGCTGGTGTTAAGGGTGGCATCATGACCCCTAACGAAGCCCGTAACTACATGAATTTGCCATCTGTTGAAGATGGTGATGAGTTGGTTAAGGATGCTGAACCTGCTGAACCAATACCGGGTACTGGTACGCAAGACACTGGCGGTGGTGGTGGTAATCAAACCAAGAAAATGAACATCGGTTCTAAGACTTGATTAAAAATGCGTACTGATACACAATATCTGTTAGCATTGGGAAAACAGGTCAGACGGCCTAAACAGTTGCCTAGACTTTTAGGGCAACCCCCTAAAATACAGGACAATAACCAATCTATTGCTTTAGGGGCAATCAATGAAGACATTGAATTTAATCTGCGAAGCCAAGCTCAACCTGAACGAGAAGGCAAACGAGCCATCTGGACAGATTGAGGCTCGCATTACGACTTGGGGTGCGCGAGAAGGCGCTGATGGTCGTAAGTTTTTCTACAAACCAGAAGGTTTTATGCAGTGGGCTAAAGAGTTTGCCATGTCAGGCCGACCTTTGCCTATGTACGTTAACCACAATGCTGATGCTATCCCTGTTGGTGAGTGGACAAGCATTGAGATGGATGACGAGGGCATGAATGCTTCTGGTCGTTTGTTTGTCAACACTAGCGCCGGGAAAGACCTTTACCAAGTGATGAAAGAATCCCCCAATATGTTTGGCGGTGTTTCTGTTGGCGCTTATGCTGAAGAATATCAGTGGGTCAAAGAAGATGGCGAAGCAATGACCATTGGTTCTGATGATCCGTATGAATCTGGTTATTTCCAGATCACTAAAGGTGGTTTGCGTGAAACAAGCGTGGTCATGCACCCAAACAACATGAAAGCAGCCATCAAAAAGTTGGAGTATTTCCGACCTGATGGTTCTGCTGATTTGAAAGTATTGGAAGAAAGTCTGCGGGATGCAGGTTTGTCCAAGCAGATGTCGGTTGCCGCCGCGTCTGTATTCAAACTGGTTATTGAGCAGCGTGATGCTGTGAAAGCGCCAATTGAAAATGCGCCAATTCAGAGTGATTCTGATGCGGAGGCAACCGAAGCGGAAATTCTCGCGGCTCTTGAGCAACGTGAACTTCTTAAACTCCTTGATAAACGTATTAAAGGTTAAATCATGTCCCAAGTTATCCTCGAAAAATTGGATGCCATCGAAGCTAAAAACGCCGAAGGTATCTCTGCTGTTGAAGCCAAAATCCCTGCTGCTGTTGAAGCTGTCAAAGCTGAAATGCAAGAGATGGTTTCTGCTCTGGAAGCCAAAGTTGCTTCCATCAAAATGCCTGAGTTCATTCGCACTCCTGCCAAAACTGTTCGCGCCGATGTGAACCGTTCGGTGCGTGAGCAACTGTCTACCTTCTATAAAGGCAACAACCGTCTGGAAAAAGAACTGCAAATCTTTGCAGATGAAGCCCAAATGGATGCGTACCTGAAGGAAGCCTCTGCTCTGACCGCTGGCGGTGATGGCAAAGGTGGTCGTACTGGCTACGATCCAGTGTTTGCTGCTCTGCGTTTGGCTAACCCCATGCGTGGTCTGTCGCGCACTGTTGCTACTGACGGTTCTAGCTATCAGTTCCGTGTCAAAACTGGCAATGCTGGTGTGGCTTGGGGCTATGCGATTCAGAACAACGGTGCAAGCACTACTGAAGACACAAGCATCTGGCAATTGGTTCTGCAAGACCTGAACGTCCAATTTCCAATCCGTACCGCTGCTTTGGATGACATCGACGGTCTGGAAGCTAACGTGGTTGATGACATGCTGGCTGAGTTTGCTCAAGCCGAAGCATTGTCGATGATTCAAAACAACGACCAAGCTGCTCAGTCGGGTACTAACCCCTACGGTGGCACAAACGGTCTGCGTGGCTTGGATCAGTACGCTGGTGCTAACGCTACCTACGCTGGTGGTACATCGTCTGTTGCTGCTTTCGGCACTTCTGGTACTGGTTCTACAAGCGGTCTGCATTCGCTGGCTACTTATGACCAGCTCACTTCTAACGTCAACACTGTTGGTGCTAACGCAATCCAATACAAAGACGTTATCAACACGATCTACGCTTTGCCACAGCAGTATTGGACTCCTAACACCAAGTTCATGATTAACCCGATCTTGGCTCAAGCCATTCGTGGTTTGCAAGACACTAACGGTCGCCCAATCTTCAACTCTGTTGAGTCGTTGAACCCCGATGGCATCATTGGTCAACTGCTTGGCTTTGATGTGGTGATGAACAAGTATCTGGACACACCTAGCCAACTTACAACTGGTGCTGCTGGTACTACTAGCCTGTACCCAATGTACTTTGGTGATTGGTCACGCGCTCACACAATCATTGATCGTTTGAACATGGTTATGCGTCGCTATGACCAGACACTTCCAGGATTTATAACATTTTTTGGAGAGAAACGTTTGGCAACATCTGTACGTGATCCTAATGCTTTGGTTCGCTACCGCAGCACAGGCACAGCCAACTGATAAAACGGAGGGGGTTAATTCCCCCTCCTTTTTGTGCCAACAATTTAGGAACTGTTATGACGATTACCGAACGCATCCTGTCTGGAATTAAGCAAACATTGGAAACTGGCGATAGAGTCACGATTGACTTGCGCGAGGCATCTGCCATCACTGGTTCAGGCTTGAATGTCGGTGGTCGCACTCACTTTGATGACGCATTCGCTACATTGCGTTATGCGAACCCGTTTCGTCAAGGCGCACGAAATATTAAAGTACCCGGAAATTCCGCTGTTCAGTTTGTTGCCAAAACTGGTAACGCTGCCAATAGCACAAACCCTTGGGGCTACACGATTACCCCCGATAGCGGTTCACCAAACATCAACACAAGCATTTGGCAACTGCCAACTCGCGTGATTACAGCGCAATTGCCTGTTCGTTCGGCTGTGCTGTCTGATGTCAACGGTTTGCAATCCGAGTTGGTTGAAGACCTGATGATGGAATTCGCACAACTGGAAGGCGCATCGTGTGGCTTGAACAATGACCAAGCAGGTACAACTACCACAGCAACTGGTGGAACTGATGGTCTGCGTGGCTTGAATAGTTATCCCGGCGCTGCTGGTGCTGCTGCTGCTTTTGGCACTAGCGGTACAGCTATCACAAACGGTCTGCACACCATTCGCACTGTTGGTTACAACAACACTGGTGGCCTTGAAGCTGAAACTTTGGCTGCAATGGCAAATGCTTTGCCGGCGCAATACTGGTCTATGCCGGGTACTGCTTGGATGATGCATCCAACAGCCATTCAGACTTTGCGTAACTATGCTCACGGTGGGGCTGGTTATTCTTTTGTTGAAACTGGTTCGGCTGAAGCTGGTTCACTGCTGCATGTGTATGGTTTCCCTGTTATTCCAAACCCATATTTGGATGCGACAGGTGTTGTTGGTTGCAAGTCAATGTACCTTGCAAACTGGCCTCGTTTTATGACGATTGCCGATGTGGAAGAAATGACCATTCAAGCAATGGAACAAACAACGCCCGGTTTTGTGAACATGTATGCTGAAAAGCGTATGGTCAGCACTGTGCGTGACGTTTTTGCTGGTGTTCGTTCTATCGAGACTTAAACATGAGTTTTGACAACTATCAATACGCTGCTCCCTTTGGGGCACAAACGCGCAATCCTTTCAACTATGCAAAGGTTGAACAGATTGACCGTGATAGTGTCACTCCTTGGCTGACTCTTGACGAAATTACGCAACAGTTAAACCTGTTTCAAGATGAGAGCCAAGACATTTACTTGCGAGGTCTTGAAGTAGCCACTAGACAAGCGATTGAGGATTACTTGGGCATGTCTATCCTGCCTGTGACTTATCGCGTCTGGTACGGTTCTGAGAGCCTTGTAGCATCACCTATTAGTCTGGATCTGCCTGAAGTCAGTCAGAACTTCTACCCAAATCAGCCCGGTGTGGTGATTAACACTGTTGGCTATTGGAATGATGCTTTCCCACCTGTGTTTACAACACTAGCAAGTTCAAGCTATTACTACGATCCTTCTGGTAACAAAGTGATTGTGAACAACTTGCCGACAGATGTAAATTCGGTGATGACAGCGCCAATCATTGTTGAGTATCAAACTGTGGCAAACCCGCTTAGTAACTATCCGGTCATTAAGCAAGCTGGTTTGTTGTTGCTAACGCACTTGTACAACAATCGTGCCAATGCAACTGAGACAAAGCTGAAAGACATTCCGTTTGGCGTGACAACGCTTCTAAGAAGTTACAAACCATTGGTGATGTGAAATGGCAATTGCTCGTTTTGAGAACATCACCATCAACAACCTGACTTTTACCAAGTCAGCGTTTGGTGAATCATCGACTGTTCAAACGGTGTGGTTTGAGACACGCGCACGGGTGGCATCTGTTGCAAACAGCTTGAAGATTGCTGATAAGTATCGGTTGTATCAAGACATGGTTAATTTGACCTTGAACTACACGCCGAACATGAGAACAATTGTTGATAATCAGAACGCCTATTCAATCACATACCGTGGTAAAGATTGGCGTATTGACAATGCCCGTGAATCCGATGATCGCATGAATGTTATCTTCATGTGCTATCGCTCTGACCCTGTTACGGCGGTGTAATGGCAGCACAACTCAATCCTGTTGTTTACGGTAGAGCCATTCAGTACCAACTGGCTAACATAGTCACGCCTGTGCCTGTGTATGCGGCTTTTAACCGTAACTTTGCCACTGAACCTAAGTTTATTACTTGGATGCTGCGTAATGTGCATCAGCCTGTTTATACAGGTACACAACAAAGCAACAAAGGTATTGATCGACCTGTGTTCCAGATCTCTATCTTTACTCAACAAATTGAAGACGGATTTACAATCTCAAATCAGATTCTGCAAGCCTTGCATGGTTACAGTGGAGTTTTGGGAAGCCCAGCAGAAGGCTTTTGGATTTCAAAGGCTGATGTAATGTGGCTGTACAACAGTTACAACGATGAGGAAAAGATGGCGCAAATCTTCTTGGATTGCACCATTGACATTCCTGCTTGATATAAGACAATTGTTCAACTTTTGAAGGATACTCAAAATGGCTTTACCAAACAAAGTGCTTCCCGGTTTTAGTGCAACAATTTATGCACAGCCAGGTGCTGCTCCTACTCCTTTGACAATTGCTCAGTTGTCTTTGGTTGCTTCCGTTTCTCCTATTGCTGTAACTGGTAACTTGCTGCCAGTAGAAGCTATCCCGGCTTTTGGCATGGATGACGCAGTGGCAAGTTTCAGTGTTGCTGGTTCGCGTCAATCAGACAAGATTCCAGTGCAAGCTGCGCCCACTAGCCTGACAATTGTGGCTGCATGGAACCCTGCTGACACCAACTTGCTGTTGATGCGTGCTGATGCCTATTCTGGCGTGATTGATCGCACGTTTGTAATTGAGGCTGAAGAAGGCGCAAACTCTGTGTATTACGCTTTTAATGGTCGAGTAGGTCAATTCCAAATCGATGCTGCACCGGGTGCTGAAGCCAAATGCACATTTACAATTCATCCCCGTGGTAACCAGTACGGCTGGTCCAACAACGCATAAGGAGTCATCATGGCTATTCCTGCAAAAGTTCTTCCCGGTTTTAGCGCATCGCTTTTTATGCAATCTGCTGCAACTCCAACTCCTTTGTCAACAGCTAACCTTTCTGTGTGGACTGCTCAAGTCGCTGGGATTGTTGGTACTATTGCCAACGGCACTGGTGTTAACGGCATTGCGGTTCCTGTTGAAGCTATTCCTGCTTTTGGCATGGACGATGCAGTGGCTAGTTTTAGCGTTGCTGGATCGCGTCAAAGCGACAAAATCCCTGTTCAAGCTGCCCCTACAAGCATGACCATTACGTCTGCTTGGAACCCTGCTGACGCTGCCTTGTTGCAGATCCGTTCTGATGCTTATTCCGGTGTTGTGGACCGCACTTTCGTGGTTGCAGCGGTGGAAGGCACAAACACCATTGCTTATGCGTTTAACGGTCGCGTGGGTCAATTCCAGATTGACGCTGCGCCTGGTGCTGAAGCCAAATGTATGTTTACCATTCATCCTCGGGGCAACCAGTACGGCTGGTCAAACAACACATGAAATTGACTGACGCAATTAAGGCAATTGTGACAAGCTACGGGGACATTGATCGTGTTGCCCGTAGTTTAGTGGTTGACGCTGGTGAGCTTGCAAAAGCCACAGCCAAACCAGACACAGCAGAAGCAATTGCCTTGGCTCTGCTGAAAAAATACAACGTGACCGCACCCGTGGTGGTCATTGAAGAAGTTGTCCCAGAGGTTGCGCCAGACACTAAAGAGTAAAAAGACATGATAGTAAAAGACAGCAATGACCTACTGAACTTCCTTGTAGCCCAATCCGATGCTTCCAAGAATTGGTTTGGGTTTACACAACAACGCATTACTGCAATTGCTTTGGCGCACGACATAGCGCGAAACCATGCAGACAAGATTGGACCAGAGCAAGCAGTTGATTACGCTGTTGCGCTCAATCAGGCCGTCTACGACAAGATCATCAAAACGACACGATAAGGAAAAACCATGTCACGTATTCAATCTGCCTTTGGCGAAATCTCTAACCTGCGTACTAAGACTTTTGAGCTTGCAGGGTACAACTTTAAAGTTCGTGTACCTTTGACAAAAGAGCTTGATGCTATGCAGGAGCGCATTGAGAAGTTTGACCAAGCCGAATTCCAAAAACGCTTTGACAAGATGACATCATCTTTTCGTGTGTCGCAAGCCATTGATGGTGTTGTTGTCACTGAAGACGATGTGGTTGTTGAAGGTCGCTCTACCAAAAAGTTGGTTCAAACCATTTTGCAAATGGAAAACCGAATGGTTGAGTACATTAAGTTGCTGATTCCTGTTAATGGAACGCTTGATGAAATAACTTACGAAGATGTTGAAGCTGAATGGCCTACGCCTGTTCAGTTGGAAATCTTGGCCAAGATCTCTGAAGCGATTCAGCCGGGTTACAAGGATTCTCGAAAAAACTAATCTGGGACATTCACCTACAAGCCAGAGCGTATATTTACGCTCATGGTGGGTGTCCTGACGATGTTCCTGCGGACGATATGCGGAATATTGAGATTATGTTGTCGGATGGAATGATAGGAAACAAAGCTGTTTTGCTGGTTTTGAGTTCCTTGACCACAGGCAACTTAAACTCGAAAATACAGAAGACGACAAGACCGTTTACGATGAAAGATGTTCTTCCATCAACGCATGATTACATTGTCCCGCCGCTGACAAAGGAACAACAGCAAGATCAAGCCAGCAAGCAGTTGATGGCATTCTTGGCTACTAGACCGGGTTCGGAGGCTTACCTGAAAGAGTAGCATGGCTCAACACATTGATACGCAAGGCTTTGAAGGCAAGGACATGAAGTTCCAGCTTTCTGGCTTTGCTGAATTTGAGCAGCAAATCATTGACTTAGCAAACGGGTTCAAGATGGATGTGGTGCTTAAGCAAACGCTTGCCAAGGCCGCTGAAGAGTCCATGAAGAGCGTTTATTACGCTGCCCTAGCCTATGCCCCCTACGATAGCGAAAAGCCTCGTAGCGACTACAGCCCATTTCACATGAGGGACACCCTTAAATTGAAGTCGCGGCTGACAACTCCTAACGATAGAGAAGCGCCTAGTATTGGCGAAAACTCTGTTGTTCTTGCAATTGTCTCTGTCAAGAAAAGTGCTGTTTCTTTAGCGCAAGAGTACGGCACATCTAAGATCCCTGCTCGACCATTTTTGCGTCCAGCATTGCAGTATGGGGCTACAACTGTCATCAGTGATTTGAAAGACAGTCTTGGTAGGATAATCCCAGAGTACGCACAAAAACTCGCCAGAAAGAGGAAGTAATGGCTAATCATCAGAACGCAGCAACATTGGGGATTGCTCTTGATCTCCAGATGGGCAACTTTGCTACGGAAGCGCAAAAGGTCGCTTACGAAACGCAAAAGATGAAGAACGCCATTGCGCGTGAAATGAAGGCGGCTGACAAAGAGATTCAGTCGCTTAAATATGCAACAGAGGATTACGGCAAGGCTGTCAGTAAGGTTACTCAGATTGAGCGTGAATTAGCAACTGGTCGGCTTAAAGACATCAAAGGCACTGCTAAAGCGCAAGAGCTTTTGGCTCAAGCTGCTGCTTACGACAAGATTGCCAACTCTGCAAAGAACGCTGCTGGCGCTACGTTCAAGATGAACGAGCAACAGAAGCTGAACCTGACGTACCAAACCACCGATTTGTTTACGCAGATTGCATCTGGTCAAAGCCCGTTTATTGCAATGATTCAGCAGGGTGGTCAGTTAAAAGACGCAATGGGTGGCGTCGGCAATATGTTTAAGGCCATTGGCTCATTGTTTACGCCTTTTACTGTTGGTCTTGGCTCTGTTGCAATAGCTGCTGGCGCTGTTGGATATGCTTTTTACAAAGCTGCGGATGAGTTGGCTCAATTTAAAGATGCCATGACTTTGACTGGTGGATTTGCTGGTTTGACATATGAAAATATGTTGAAGCTAGGAGATACGCTTGCTAATAAAACCAATGTTGCCATTGGTAGCGCAAGAGATGTCATGCAACAACTTGCAGCATCTGGAAAATTTACTGGTCAATCTTTAGAGGCAGTTGGCTCAGTAATTCTCAGGTTTTCTAAGTTGACAGGTAAAGATGCAAAAGAGGCTTCCGAGTCTTTGATTCCATTGCTAGATGGAACAGCAAGTTCTGCCAAGCAATTAAACGAGAAATATCATTTCCTTACGCTTGAACAATACAAGCAAATTAAGGCGCTTGAAAAACAAGGCAAGTTGCAAGAGTCAATTCTTATGCAAGCTAAGTTGCTTGACAAAAGTTTTGCTGATAACAAAAGAGAACTAGGCTACTTGGAATCCGCATGGGACAAAGTTGGCAAAGCTGCATCGTGGGCTTGGAATGCCATGATGGGTTGGGGGCGTGATGACAAATCAAAAGATTTGCAAAAACTGAACCAAGAAATTGCTTTGGCTACTGCTGCCGTAAATGCTCCCGGCACACGGATGTCGCAAGTTAAAGAGGAGAATCAATCTAAATTAGATTCATTGATTGAGCAAAGAAAGTTGTTGTTGAAATCCATGTTGATGGAAGAAGAAGCAGCAAAAGCAAAATCAAAAGCGGCAGCAAAAAATGCAGATGACATTCGTAAAGAAGATAAATATGGCCCAATGGGTATAGCCAAAGCAGCAGAGTTGGCAAAGGCAAAATCAGAAGCAGAGTTTTCTGTTGCCAAACAAAGTGCTAATGAGATACAGGCATTGCAATTGGATGCCGCCAAAAAGTTGGCTGACGCTCAACTTGAGATGAAAAGCAAAAACACTCAAGAAGACAATCAATTTGTAGCGCAGAATCTTGAGATCTACAAGAACAAATCCATTTCAGTTGCTACTGAAACTGCGGAAAAAATAAAGCAGATCCAAATCAGAAAGTACATGGAAGAACAAGAAGCAAAACTTGCTTATCAAAAAGAAATAGATGATGACTTTGTTCTCCGAAGCCAAGCAAGAATTTCCGCAGACGTAAACGCATACAACCAAACTGAAGAACTTGAGTTCCAACGTGCTTCACTTGATTTAAAGTATCAATTGATTTACGCCAGTGAGACTGAACAAAAACTTGCAAAGATTTCTTTGGAATACGCACGCAAGCGGCAAGAACTTGAGCGCAGTGAAAGCAAATCAGATTACCAGCGAAAGCAACTTGATCGTCAAGAAGAAATGGCAAAAATGTTTGTCATTATGGAAGAATCTGGCAAACGCACACAGCAAGTGTTTGATACTGTATGGAGCAACATGGGTTCTGCTATTGACAACTTTGTCAAGACAGGTAAATTGAGCATGAAGGACTTTGCTCGTAGCGTCATTCAAGACTTGATGGCTATGCACATGAAGATGCAAGCAATGACCTTGTTGCGTGGATTGTTCAGTTCATTTGCAAGTTCTACTTCAAGCTACAACTCAACGGGTGGAATTGCTGAACACGTTTTTAATCCAGACAGAGCAAATGGTGGACCAGTTGATGGCGGTAAGATTGGATTAGTTGGCGAAAGAGGTCCAGAGTTGTTTGTTCCCCGTAGCGCAGGAACAATCATCCCTAACCACTCACTTGGCAACATGGGAAGCACCACCAACGTGACAAACAACTACATCAATGCCATTGACACCAAATCGTTTGAAGACAGGCTTCTAGGCAGTTCTAACGCGATTTGGGCGGCTAATCAGTATGCCAACAAGTCATTGGCAGTCAACAGGGGTCGTGCATGAGCTTTCAAACTATCTTTGAGAATCAGGAGTCCATGACGGTGAACAACCGCCGCATGGTTGGACAACAAGTAGCAAGGTCTGGTTATCTGACTGTTGCTCAGTACCTAACGGCTGTGCCTTGGGTGTTTACTGTCA